ACTTACCTACCATCAGCATTACTGCTTCGCTGATGAACTTGTAGTAAGCGACTGCCATCTTGTGTGTGTCGAGGATGTCATCGAGTGCTCGGTGCTTAGTACCCACCATAGTGTCGGGGTACCCCACGTTACATGCCGTCATCATGGTACGAATGGATGAGGTGTCAAGGTGACGGTACGACAGGTGCTCGTGTAGGCGAGGCATGTGCTCTGCAATGAATGACCTGTCAAAGTGGACACTGGCTCCTGAGAGCACCCATTCCTTCTTGTGAGGCAGGTCTTTGATGATAAGGTCTTCGATGTCTGACAGGCTGAGCATTTGGTTGCCAGTACCTGCATAAGCACCAGCCATTTCCAGAAGAAGCCCACTGTCGGTGTGCATGCGAAGCACATCGGGGTTAGCTTTCAGCAAGTCCTGAACTGTCGGGTAGTCGTTGTGAACAAACGAGGTGTTCTTCGGTGTTCCTTCGACGAGGTTGCGGTCAGTAGTAAACCACGCCACTTCGAGGATGAGGTCATTCTTGGGGTCAAGCCCCGTTGTTTCGATGTCAAGCCATAAATGCATTTGAGTGCCTTTCATATAGTCAAATCTTTGTGTGTTTACAAAGAACATTAGCGTACCTAGTCTTTAGTGTCAACTTTATCGAGCAAGTTTTTCTTAGATGCCCAATACTCGTTGTTTTCCTGGATTTCTTCGGGTGTTGCCCGCGTGTCGCGGTCATGCACCTTCACCTCTCCGTGCTCGCTGAGGGGAAGGTAGGGCTGGTCAGCAGGGGGGCGCTCGCCATAGAACTTGTTGTTCTGGGCATGCCAGCGGTTGTGGCAAGGCGAGCAGATGCGGTGCACATTCTCAGGGCTATTGTTGATAACGCTCTTGTCGGGGCCGTGATGACGGTCTCCCTTGCTCGGGCCAGTCTTGATGGGCTGAATAATGTTGCCATTACAGCCGATGATGGGCTCAATACCTCCACCTGCGCTACGCAGGAACGCCCACTCGCATTGCATATCGGCAAAGATGGGGTACAACATTGCAGCGCGTTTACGCCCTGTCGAGCGAATGTCTGTAATCTCCGACACATCTAGCATCGGGCGACCCACACCACGCTTCTCCTTCTCGTCCTCAACAATGACGTGCGCGTACACACAGCAACAATGGACAAAGCCTTCTTCAGTTTCATCGACAGGTGCGAGGCACTCGAAGTGAAGCCCAGTAACACATCCCCAACAGGATGACGCGACAATGTTCACAGCATTTCTCCGTTCTTGATTGCATCAAGGATTCCTTCGACAGAAACCTCGTTATCGTTTTCTTTCGTAATCGTATCAGCGAACTCTGACACCATACGCTCTTTGCGGTGAATGGTGTTAGCCATCCAAGTATCTACAGAAGCAGGGATGCGATACACATAGACATCATTCTCTTCTGTCTGCCCGATGCGGTCAGTCCGAGCATACGCTTGGTCGCGCTTGCCAGGATTCCACTCCTCGTCAATAATGTGTGTTGCTGTGGCATCGGTCAGGTTCAGCCCAGTGCCCCCAGTCTTGTAGTTGCACAGCACAATGTCCCAGCGAGGCTCCTCCTTGACTCCTCGGAAGAAGTTGCGTTTGATTTCGTCACGCAAGGGCTTGGGGGTCTTACCCGTTAGCTTTGCCACGCGAAGCCCTCGGTCTTCGAGGATGTCAGCAAAAGCGTTGATTGCTGTGGTGAACTGACTGAATAGCACCTGTCGTCGTCCCTGACTGTGGATGTCAAGGATGTGCTCAAGGGCGCTGTCAAACTTGGCTGATTCTTGTACCTCGGAGCCGACAGAGAAGACAACATTGCCGTCAGCATCCTTGACCTCGATGCCACCAGGCCAGACGTTCGCCTGTCGCTTACGGGTAATCAGGGAGATGAGGTGCATAATGGTCAGCCCCTCGCCCGACTCAAGAAGAATCTGTGCGCGTTCAGTGAGTTGCTTGATGACCTTGTACTGCTTCGGATGGCTTTCCTCGTCAATGTCTACACGGATGAGGTGTTTGCGTTGCTTAGGGAGGATAATGCCAGCGTCAGTTCGGTTGCGGGAGATAAAGCGCCCAGCGATGAGGGGCTTGAGGTTCTCAATCTGCCCGTCACGGAACTCAATCTTGCCCGTGTGGTAGTTCTGAATACAGAACGACGACATAAAGGAGCGCTGACTGCTGAACAGTACGGGGTCACAGAGGTGGAGTAGGGCGTAAATGTCGAGAGGGCTGTTGAGCAGCGGGGTTCCTGTGGTGAAGCAGATGTTCTTCAGGCTCTTGGTAGATAGCCACTTGTCAAGTGCAAAGGTGTGCCTAACTCTGGCATCCATCCCCTTGACCCACTTACAGTGAGGGCACGGCTTGACAATCTGCATCTTTGACTGCTCATTTATATACAGTCCGCGAATCAGTTTGTGACAGTTAGGGCAGGTGTTGTCTACTTTGCACAGCATCTGAATGTATTTGTAGTTGGCGCTCGCCGTGTTCTTCAGGTTGTGTGCCTCGTCAATGATGAGCGAGTCAATCTGCCACTCCATAAGGCGAGCCAGCAGGTCATTGTCTCTGCGCCAGATTTCATAGTTCACAATGACGACAGCCTCGGTCTCAGCCATAATCGCATCCATCAGGGCGTGGCGGGTCTTGGGCTTCTTGCGGTACAGATTGTACACTTTGCGGTGCGGAGCCAACTCCATCACCTCTCCAGCGAACTGGTCACAGATGTCGGCTTGGCACACGATGAGCACCTTCTTGGACTTCACTAGGTCAAGCCAGCCGATGCTCTGTCGTGTCTTGCCCAGCCCCATACCGTCGCCTAGAATCCATCGCTTAGCACCAGCACCGAATAGGACACCATCCCACTGGAAGGGCAGGATAGGGGCAACCTCGTCGTTCCCTGAGTACCACGGCTTGCCTTCAGCAAGGCGAGCAAACTGTTCTTTGAGTCGCTCAATGTCGGCAGTGACCGCATCGGCTTGCTCACGAGCCTCGGCTCGCTTCTCTTCACGCTCGACACGCTTCTTCTCTTCGCGCACAAGGGCACGAGTAGAGGCTTCTTGCTTGTCGGCTTGCTCCATTTCACCGAGCAACTGTTCGAGTTGCTTGCGCTTGCCTTCTCGCGCCTCAGCCTCAAGGTGTAGCCGTGTGGATAGTTCGTTGATGTTACTCATTGCTCTCGTTCTAGGATTTCGCGCCAGTCAGGTCGGCTAATGCCTTCTCGAATGTCGCTCGACAGGGATAGGAACATCACGCCTAGCGCGTGAAGCGCGTCAGCCCGTGTCGTTCGTTTCTTTGTGTCGTGTGTGTTTACATCCAGCAGGTCTTTGAGTGACCAGTTAGCGTTCTCAATCCAGTTTAGCCAGCCCTCTTTGGGGTGTTCGTACCCCACGAGGATGTTCTTAGCGTCCAGTTCATCGTACCTTTTAGCGTAGTACTGGGCAGGTCGTCCCCCAACATTGAGAATCTTAGGCGACTCGGCACAGATTCGATACACGGTAGCCATCGAACTCCGCGTCCGCTGAGCAATCTCTTTGACAGTCAGCGGACGCGAAGCGTTGAGTAGAGCCAACAGGATGCTGTGCTCGTAAACACTCACGAAAAGGCAATCCAGTACAGCCAGATGTAAGCCCAGAGAATCGGGAGCCCGACAATACAGCCAAAGACTCCGACAGTGAGGTCGCGCCTCTCTTGGTAGGTGAGTTTGTTTTCTGTGTCCACAAAAATCAACTCACAACGGTCACACCAAAGGAACTCGTGACCCGTGTCGTACTTGCGGTATCGGTAGGAGTGCTTGTCTCCGTAGCATTTCCTCATCGTCCCCACGCATCCTCGTCGCGCTGTTGGTCAGCCAGCGAGTCGGGGTCGTAACCGTATCCTTCAGGCACCTCAACCCAGTCGGTCTCAATCTCGTGACCGCACACAGGGCAGTTGCCCATCAGGATTGCCATACCTGCGTTGATTTCACCTGAAAGGCTCATCTCAACTTCGTCGTCACACCCATTACAGGTGTAGATATCTTCGACTTCGTAAATCATCGTTCTTCTTCCTCTCCTATGATTTGTGCCATCGAGTTCTGAATTTCGGGGTTGAGCCAGTCGAGACCGCCCTGAGTAACAATTTCTGCCCCGCGCTCCCAGGGAATTGTAGTATCCCCACAGGATTCTAGGTAATCTTCCTCGGTGAGGATGTTTACCAGAAGTACCTCGTCCCACTTGTAGTGGCGCTGGAGGTGGTCAATGAGAGCCCCCATCGTCGTTGCCCTCATCGCCATACTCGAATCTCGTACTTGAGCCCCGACACAGCAACCATACGAGTAACTTGGTCAATCGTGAGGTCGGCAATGTCCTTGGGGTCAATGGTGAATGAGTCAGCCGAGTCAATGAACTCGCGCTCGGGCTTGGCAGTCTCCACGATGTACTCGACAACAGGAGTTGCTTCGATGGCTTTGAGGTCAAAGACTTCTTCTACCTGCGTGTCGGCGTTCTGAGCCCAAACTCCGTGACCAGCCTTGTGATAGCCGAGTTGGTCGAGACCTCGATAAACAGTTTGCGGTGCCATATCGAGGGCGGTGTACACCTTCGATACTGAAAACTGTTCGGGGTTGCCCATCTCAATGAGCGTCCTGCTAATTGCTTCGAGTGTTTGCTTCCTTGCTTTCGTGTCCAAGTCAATCTCCTTATCTAGTTGGACTCCTGCTCGCTTGAGGCGAGCCATTGTGTTTTTCATAGCCCTGTGGTCGGACTCTGTTCGGTGGACGGTAATGATGCTCCCGTCTGGGGCGAGTACTTGCCAGCCCGCCTTGGTCTGCTGAACGGTGATGCCCGCGTCAGTCAGTTTGCTAAAGAGTTGTCGCATTTCTTTAGTCATATTTCTTCACTGCCTTCAGGTCGAACTTGTCGAGGTCGGTGTCTTTGATAATGATGCTGACACCGCGTCGGTCAGTGAGTTCTGCCCAATAGGTTCCCCAGTCAGTAACGCCAGTCTGGGTAATGGTCAGTGCGTGTTGTGTCTTTGTTGCGTAGTTCATTGTCATCATTTGCCCGACTCGCGCCCTGCGAAATGAATTGACATCGTGCTTTTCTATCGTTTTCATTGTTGCCTTTCGTTTTGATATTAGCGTACCACAGGAATTGTAACTGTACGCAATTTGTTTTGGATTTTCTCGTGGAGCATTACAGGAAGCACAGCCTCGTTGTAGTGAATCCACCAGTCGGAACCGTATTCCTGCTCAGGGTAAGCCCTGCGTAGGACTGCGGTTTCTTCGGGGGTACACTCAATCAGTACGCCTAGTTCGGCGTGGTCAGAGCACAGCCCGTGGTCGGGGTGCGTGTACTGCCAGTAGTCGTAGACATCTATAAACAAGTTGTCTGTCCAGTGCGAAGTTAGTGCCTCTTCGTCCCACTCTTCGCGGTAGAAGATATTCAGGTCAATCGCTCGATTAGTAATCATCGGAAGTAAGTTCCTTTCGTTATGCGGTCATTTATGTCTGTCCATATGAGGTCAAGGCAGTCGTCAAGTTTGCGGTCAATCTCGGCGTGTACCTTTTCCCACTGCTCCAGAGTGAGCCCTACGCGCTTCGGGTTGATGCGAATAGGTAGTGCCTTGTCAAAGGCTTTCTTCGAGAGCAAGACAACTACATTGTCATAGTCCTCGTGCTCCAGAGGGATATCCTGTCGGGTCACGCCTCATACACCTCGTCCAGTGTGAACTCTCCGCCGACTTTCTCGAAGTCGTCCACTATCCAGTTACCGTCCACAAAGGATTGCGCTTCCTCTTGACTACGCGCCCAAACAGTTCCCTCAAGGTTGCTAATCAGCGTGGCAGTAGCGACATAGGGCTTGTAGTCACCTGCCTCGGCTTTGTCGTCGAGAAGAGCCAGTGTGTAGAACGAGTTGTCGCCACCGTCCCACGAGGGGTGAAGGCTTGCGGTCAGTTCCGCGTCGTTCTCGAAGTAGAAGAAAACCATCCCGTCATACACGAAGTCTTCGGTATTGGTCAGGTCGCCACCGATAGACACGGTGACAAACTGGGGCTTCTCCTCGTCGTACATCTTGACGAGCAAGTTCTCGAAGCGCTGGGGAGTTAGTCCATCCGTGACGGTCACGATGTCACCTCCTCTAGTTTGTACTCGTCCATAAATCGAAGCACAAACTCGTAAGCCTGTTGTGCGCCTCGTGCGTAGCCACGGTCATAGAACTCGGCTCGCGGGTCTTCTATTTCAGCACGGAACTCTTCGACTTGTCGGGTCAGAAAGTCGCGTAGTTCTTGTTCGGTGTATCTCATTAGTTTTCCTCTCGTGTCGGTGAGTCAATGAAAGCGTCAATCTCGGATTGCGTGGAGTCGAAGTACTCAGCCTGACACGGCTGGCAGTACCCCAACTCTTCGGCGTGAATGTCTGCGGGGACGGGTGTCCCGCAGGTCTGGCAGGGCAGTGTCTGGTTCTCCTCGAAGTACCAGTGAGCGAAACGGTAGCGCTCGCCGTGTAGCGGTGACTCGCACAAGAAACACGGGTTTTTTGAGAAAGCGCGAAAGCCGTCCTCGGTTTCCATGTCGTAGTTGTCGGTCAGTGAGGTGATTCGTGTCGTGGCTATCACGGTACAGAGAGGGCATAGCCATGCGTCCGCAAACTTTTCGGCGCTCATGCTGTTGCCTCATTTCGTGCGTCGAGAAGTTCGGTCAGTTCTTCGATGAGTTGGTTCTGATACCAGAAGTACATCCCAAAACGAATTTGCTCGTGGACATCGCCCTCGAAAGTTTCGCCTACGAGGTCTTCTGTCAGGGGCATGCCTACGGCGAGCCACTCTTGAGCGCACGGATAGGTGTAGACATTGACAAGCCCGTCAGCGCTCTCGTTTAGAGTGTTGTCGGGTAGTTGGTCAATGTCGGTTGCGTCGGGGTTCCAGTCAAGGATTTCTTGAGCCGTTGCCCGTACTGCTTCGAGCAGGTCGCGTTCTGTAATGGTGTCGCTCATTAGTTGTCGCCCCCTTCGGTGCGGGTGACAACGAGCGAAGTAAAAACGCCTTCGGTGACATAGCGCGTCAGTTGCCAAACTGAATCAGCGAGTTCAGAACTAACTACCTCGGACGAAGCAGTTGCCCCGTCGTTAGTCGTGGTGGTGATAGTGAATAACATTGTGTTGCCTTTCGTGTCGTGAGGCGGGGTCTGTCCCTGCCTCCTACATTTAGCGTACTACACTTTTCACCTTGTCAATCACAAAATGCGAAAGTTTTGATAACAGTTTGGTAACGGCGGGTCGAGTTGCGAGAGGTCGAAAAACTCTGTATCGTGAGTCCTCAACGGACTCACGCGGGGATAGCGGGGGTCTATTTCTTTGGTCAATTATCACGAGGGCTCTAAACCCGCGTCGTGGCACGAAAAAACAGCCTCACCCCTTTTCTCATTTGACAACTGTAATTATTGGGGGTACGCTCCATCAAGGAGCGTAACCCCCAATAAAGAGAAAGAACGGGGGAAGCGCTCTTTCTGTATTTAGGGCGAGCCCTGCCCACGAGCCCACGCCCCTAACGGGACGGGCTCGGGGCGGACGGGCTCAGGTCGGTCAATCAGACATGGAGACGACAACAAGGCGACAGAGGGCAGAAAGTCGGAATTAGGGGTATCTCATATTTTCCCCGCGCGACAATTTCGCGAACAGGCAGTTAGTCCATCTTGTTTCCAGTTTTACAAAATGAAAAACCCCCGCCGAAGCGAGGGCTCCTCATTTTGATATTTAGGGTTGGATGTACTGACCCTGAAGATTCATCATCGGGAACCCCGTGAAAGTCGAAATCTCGGGGCTAACATAGACAACATTGCCAGTCGTGTTCTCAAAGACCGACACAATCACGCTGTCACTGATTGACGCTTGGTTGTGGATATCACTTGCGAGCCACTTGGCGAAGCGTTCAGCGTCGCTGTCCTGAACGAACAGGGCGACCTCTTCGGTGTGCCCCGTGCTGTCCGTGAAGTAGTGGTCAATCACCACCGAGAAGCGGTGAGGGCGGATGGGAAATGGATTAGTCATAACTGCCTTTCTGTCGGGTACATCCCGACTACTAAAATTCTGGCAGAAGCAAGCAGACAGTAAGTCCACTTGTTTCCAGTTAGGGGGTTGGGGCACCCCGAAGGGTGCCCCTAGGCGTTATTCGCCCGACTCGCACCAACCGCACAGGTAATCTGCGCCGTAGGGGTTGCCGATGAAAGTGCCGTGCTTACAGCGGTAATCTGGCTCGTTGAGGTCGTCCTCATCGAACAGTGGGTCAGTCGCGGACATTTGATACCTTTCTGTTTGGTTAGTACCAGTCTGGTGGGAGCGAGCAGACAGTTGGTCCACTTGTTTCCAGTTGAATAACGGACGAGCGAAGCGAGTTCCGATTGAGAGGGGCACCCCCCGTAAGGGGTGCCCCAATCTGGAGGAATCAAACATTCTCCATCGCTTGAGAGAACGCGGTGAGGATGATTTTCTTCTTCTGAGTCTTGGGCAACTCGTAGAGTCCAAGCCCGATGGCTTTCAGGCTCTCGTCAATCTTGTCAAGGTGCTCCCAAGTCAGAAACAGAGCCTGTTCCTCGTTGTTCGTCAGTTTCCAATAGTCCCCAAAGAAATACGGGGAGCCACCGATGTGACTTGCGAGGATGTAGGCGATGATTCGTGCGTGTTCCTCGCGGGTAGGCGTGATGTCGATGGTCTCCATCAGTATCCCGCCTTGGTGAGGATGGCGAGAATGGTGTCTACCGTCTCATCATCCAAATTGTCGATTGCGTCAGTGTTGATGACGCTTTCGTCGAATGGGTTGTTCATACTTGCCTTTCCGTCAGGGCTTTCCTGACATCTCCAAATCTACGGCGAGCAGACAGCCAGTAACTCCACTTGTTTCCAGTTTATTTTTATAAAAAAATTGCCTCCCCCGAAGGGGAGACAATTTTATTTTTTAGTTATCGTGGCGGGGGCATCGTTGTTTGTCACATTCACATTCAGCGTGGGGATTCATCGCGGCCTCCTCTCCTGTCGTGGCGGGTAATGGTGAGGCGGGGGATTGCTCCCCCGCCTCGGGGTTTAGGCTTCCTCGGCCTCGGCTTCCATTGAATAGGTGTCAATCTCGGCGCTCCACCAATCGGCGGAATCTTCGAGGTCGGTGGCGTTCATCGAGCGAACGTAGTCGGTTGCCCACTCCTCGGCTTCCTCGGCACTCTTCGCCTCGGTGTCCATCTGGTAGGAAACGGGAACCTGAACCATCATCGTTACGGTGACGCTCCATTCCTTGACTCGGCTAGGTCCTCCGAGAGCCTCAGCGATGGTATCGAACACCTCACAGTGGTTGGCGTTGTCTGCCAATTCCTGAGCCTTCTCCCAGAAATCGGTGAGGCGGGAATCCGAGCCATCAATCTGCTCGAACTTTAGTTTGCGCTCGCTTTCTTGGAGCGCAGTGGTGTAATCAGCAAACTGGCGTTCGCTCATGGTCTGGACTACATTCCCGCTATAGTAGCGCTGGAATCCCTGCGCGTTGTATTGCCAACCATCCTCGATGGAGGGCGCCACCGTTGGGGGTGGTGTCTCCTGCTCTGCTGGTGGTGTGTCCCCTGATGGGGTCACATTGTCTTGCTCGTTCATTGTGTTGCCTTCCTTGTAGCCCCTGCCTTGTGCTGGGGTATGCCTCTAGTCTGGAATGATGTTGTACACGAATCGTCCACTTGTTTCCACTATTAGGGGTATCTCGTATCGAATAATCAGAATCCCGTGGTACGCTATCCACTATGAAGGCGAGCAAGAAGATACGGTACGCTAACCCCGTGCTGCATGTTGTTCGTAAACGGGCCACTGTTCTGGCTATTCAGCTGGAGAGTGAGAGTAGCCTTGACATGCTTTCGAGCATGTATCTCACGGTGGTAGGACCTAATTCGTTTGGGGATGAGTCTCAGTTCAGCCTTCTAAAGTTTGACTCGGCTATGGGTGTTCTGTGGTTTCAACCGACAGAGCTTCCGCTTGAGATGACTGTTGGGGATTGGCTTGTCTATGACGGTGATTCTTTAGTAGTTGTTTCGCGTAGCCAGTTTGACGCTAACTATCGCATCACCTTTCGACACAACAAAAAGGAGAAGTATGGTCGAGAAAGAAACAGCCTCAAGCGAAAACTTGAGCGAATCCGAAACGAGCTCAGTGACGGTTACGACTGGTTCATCGAGTGAGGAGCAGCCTTTGATGAAAGTAGCTAAGGAAATGATTGAGTACGCTACCTCGAAGCACTTTGTTGCTATCCGCGACGAAACCCGTGGAACCATTGCGTTGATGCCTGTTGGGTGGGTTGGAGAACCTGCACTGGTTATCGCAGAAATCAAACTTGCTGACTTGAAAGACCTTCTCAAGCAGCTGTGAAACTGGTGGGGAGCGCGGCTACCCCTTACAGGCTTATGATGCGGCCTGTGCCCCTCCCCACCCCTTACCTGAAAGAACAACATGAAAAACCCTTACATCCGTTTGCGTGAGCTGTGCGGCTTGACGCAAAAAGCGTTTTGTGAACGAAACGACTTTGGCAAGATGACAATGGTGTATCTGGAGGCAGGGATTTACACCAGCGTTAGCGAACGACAGAATGTATCCCTAGGGTATGAGTGCGCTAATCGCGGTGTTGATGCGAAAGCAATTCTTTTGGACGAATACGGTACGGAGAGCCTAACTGTCGCGTACAGTAAGTGGCGTACCGAGGAAAGGAAAGCCATTGACACGCAGACGTTCCCGAGTAGTTACCCCTCGCTGGGTGAGAAAAGCCCGATGGAGGTTTTTGCTCGGACGGTGGCAGGTTCGATTCAGCGTTTTTGTAAGACGTTCAAAATCCAACCCACAACCCTGAACCGTTACATGCGGGGACAAACCATTTCGATGCCGAAAGAAGTTATCAACGCTTTTGATGACATCGGCTTCAACTGGCTTCCGCTGAGCAACGCGCAAAGCGTGTGGGTTCAGGAAACACTATGACACTTCTAGACGTAATGTTCTTTTGGTGGTTTGGGATTGCTGGCTTAGTAATGCTGGTTGTGTCGGCTGTAAGAAAAAATGGCGATGACCGAGATAAATAAGTTTGAGGGTGGCATTGAAGTAGCCGACCCTGCTGGCAAGTTCAAGCAGATTCAAACCCCTGCAGGGTTTACCGATTTGGCGTTTCGCAACATTGTGTCCGCGTTTGACACTGCGTACCGTGTCAACGGTGCTGTTCCGACAGTTGACGGTGTTGCACTGTTGTGGCCTAGTATTCCAAAGCAGACCATTTCCAAGATGATGCTGACGCAGGAGTTCAAAGACGCACTGGCTTACCGTGGTGTCAACTGGGACCCTGAAAACGGTTTGACGATGGAACAGCAGACCACTTTGTTGAAGCTGTCGGACCCATTTGATAAGCGGGCTTTGTCGACGAAGTTGAAAGAGTTGGGTGTGCCCATGCCTCGCTACCAGGCGTGGCTGAAGCAGCCCCTGTTTTTTGAGATTTACAACAACTACACGCAGAACAGTTACCGTGAAGCGTTGCCCGCTTTGCGTAACCGTCTGATTAGTAACGCAGAAGCGGGAGACCACAAAGCCATTGAGTTGGTGTTTGCTATTACTAATGAGTGGAACCCTGCCCAGCAAAGCCTGGAAGATGCGCGTGTTATTATTATGAAGATTGTTGAAGCAATTACGACACATGTGAAAGACCCTGATGTCCGTAAAGCAATCCTCACCGACATTTCACTTTATGCGACTACAATTAGTGAAGCGGGTTCCCCTAAGACTTTGGAGACATAATGCCCACATACACAACCAAACTTGCCCTGTACTTGCCAGGTGGCGGTTCCGCAGGCATTGGTGGGCCCGATGAAACAGCTGACATTGACAAGCTGAACCTGAACTTCACAGCCATTGATACAGCGACTGGTGCCAAAATTGTTACGTCCAGCACCCGCCCAGCCACCCCATTCACGGGTCAGCAGATTTACGAAACCAACACAAAACTGAGTTACGTCTGGTCTGGGTCCGCGTGGGTGCTGCAAAGTGCACCTGTCACCATATTTGTCCAGTCGAGTCAACCTACAGCTAACGCAACGAACGACCTCTGGTTCTGGTAGGTAGTCAATGACTGCTGGCCTGTCAGGTACTTTCAACCTAGCCGTAAACGGCGCAGGTATGTCTGGAAACCTTTACTGGACTGAAGATTACGATGAGTCGCTAAACCAATCCACTATTACAGCTCGCTTTCGAGTATCAAAAGCTGCTGGCTATTCAACAACTTTTGGTAGTTTTAGTGGTTACATAACTATTGCGGGCACACAGCAAAATTTTAGTGGTTCCGTTTCAATCGCCGCTGGCGAAACAAACACAATAATTTTTACTAAGACGCAGACGGTAACGCACAATGCGGACGGTTCCTTATCCGTAACTATTACAGCAGATGGCGCAGTAGCCAGTACTTCATGGACTGATTCCTACGGAACTGCCACTGTTGCTATGACTAACTTTGTTCGGCTACCAACAGCGCCCGCCACTGGACCCACACTTTCTCGCAACGCCGCTGGAACTACAGTTACCATTTTGTCGGGCACAGCAACTTCCCCTGTTGCAATTAGTAGTTATCAATATCAACAAAGCACTGATGGTACTACTTGGGGAACTGCTACTACTGTTGCTACCCCGTCAGCAACCACAGACATTGTGGGGCTTACCGCAACACAGGTTTACTACTATCAAACTCGGGCCGTAAGTTCTGAGGGAAATGGTCCGTGGAGTGCTACCAAATACACGGCGGGTGCTCCCGCAACAATTACGGCTACACGAACGGGTCGAAATGTTGCCGTAGTAGCGGGTAACGCAAACGGCACAGTTTCTGATTACTATGTGCAGTACAGCATCAATGCGGGTGTTGACTGGACCACTCCTGTCGTTATGACTGCTCAGGCGTACACTTATTCCTCGTTGACTGTTGCACAAACTTATGTGTTCCGTGTTTATGCAGTTGGGGATGGCACAAATACTTCTTACACAACAAGTGCTGGTATTTTTGTTCCTGCTGGCGGTAAGCGTTGGGACGGCTCCGCCTGGAACTCAGCGTCAACTGGTAAACGTTGGGATGGTTCCGCGTGGGTAGACCTTGGTACTGCTAAACGCTGGGATGGTTCAAATTGGGTGGATTTGTCATAAACTCTGCTAGTGTGGGACGCTAACAGGAGGTTTTGATGTCTATAGAGCAATGCCTTGCGTGTCAGTGGGAAAAAACTACTGGGCAACGCCTCGACCTAACCAAATCAAATCGAATAACTGCCGAGGTTGTGGGAGCAAGCGAAGCAGCTATTCGACGACACAAGAAGCATCTGATACCCACAGAAGCAACAGGCTACTCGTGGGATGTCGGAGCCGAAGAATTTTCAGGAAGTAGCAAAGCTTCCTACCTGCCGCTAACCACAGATGACGTTCAAAAATTTATTGAGTCAAAAGGACTCAACCCCGAAGAGTGGGATTACCAGTGGCGGTTCAGCGAATGGGAACAGTTCTCCAAAACAAACGGGCTTCGCGTCCTACACGCCTTCAAAGTTGGCGGCAAGCGTAAACCTAAAGAAACTATCTATGCTGTCGACCCCGAAGAGTTCAGGTCGATACTAGACACCTTCCAATATGTAAGTGGCAAAGAAGACACAGCCAGCGGTTCGCGCATCCTAGTCCCCACCGACCTACAACTAGGTAAAAAAGACTGGAACGGCGACCACAAAGAAACCATCGACCAAACTTTGACATCTTTCCATCGGGCTGCTGAAGAAGCTGACCGCAACGGAAACAGCGAAATTGTGATGGTAGACGCTGGAGACCCCATCGAAAACATCTACAACGTGTCAAGTCAACGAAGCACCAACAGCCTTTCGCTTCCCGCACAAGTATCCCAAGCATTTGAACTCATGCTCACAGGAATAGCCATTCTGTCGAAAGTAGCACCCGTCCGATATGTGGCAGTCCCCTCCAACCACGGAGCCAGCAGAGTCGCAATCAAATCAATGGAAGGCGATGTTCACGACGACTGGGGAATAGCCCTAGCCGACATGATTCGCTCCGCCACAAACATCGACGTAATCAAGCCCGAACTGTACCACGACTCACTAATCTTTGAAGCCAGCGGAAGCCAAATAGGTGTCGTACACGGACACCAAGCAGGGGGCCCTGACAAGATTGGCGACTGGTGGAAAGGGCAATCACATGGAAATATGCCGACCTCTCAAGCCCGTATTCTCATCTCTGGGCACTGGCACAGTTTCCGAATGTACCAGTCTGGAGATGCTCGATGGGTGTTTGTCGGACCGTCCAGTGACCGTGGTTCGTCGTGGTTTACGAACTCTCGGGGCGAATGGAGCACATCTGGCATGCTTACTTTCCAGACACGCGACAACCTTTGGTCTGACCCCAAAATCGTGTAATAGAATAGTCTGATGGACAACGAAAAACTTAGTGGATTCCCCATCCCCCCCGTCGACCCTATGGACTTTCTTCAATGTGAGAGTTGCCAGTAGAGTTGAGTTATGGCAAACAATGACTTCACGGGTAGCGGTATTGGTTCTTCGGGGAACCGCCGCCCAACTCCTGATGTTGTCAATGATTACCACACCAACAGCGACGTAGATACTCGTGCCGAAGCCCAGCATCACACACTAGGTAAAGGCACTTTTCAGGCTGCCCCTGGAGACCACACTCACAAACTTGTACAACTTACTGACTTTCCTGGTATTGGAACTAATGGTCAGTTTTTCAAAAGTGTTGGTGACGGCACTTTTGCGTGGGGAGCTGCTGGTTCTACGGGGAACATGAATTACGCAATTTCCAGTACTTCTGGAACCGTAACAGTAAACAGCACTACCCCGACCACTATTGCTACTGTCACAATTACGACAACTGGTGGGCCTGTGTATTTGTCGGGGACTGGGGACGCAAACCCAACAACCGCTGGCGCGTGGAACTTCATTCGCATTTACCAGGGAAGTACCGCCATAGGCAAAGCAATAACAATTCAAGAGTCCACAATTAGTGCCAATAGGCCCTTTGCCATTACGCATGTCGATACGCCTGCTGCAGGTACTTACACTTACACAATCAAGGCATTTCAGGGAACTGGGACTATGACGTATGGGGAGCAAACTTCCCCATCAGATTCCCCCACTCTTGTTGCTATCGAACTGACTGGTGCTACAGGACCTACAGGTGCTACAGGACCTACAGGACCTACAGGCCCAACTGGAAGCACGGGTGCGACTGGGGCTACGGGTGCTACAGGAGCTACTGGTACCGCAGCGACTATTGCTGCTGGAACTACTACGACAGGTGCGGCAGGTACATCGGCAGCAGTAACCAATAGTGGTACTTCTTCCGCAGCAGTGTTTGATTTTACGGTACCTAGGGGAGACACTGGACTTACTGGCGCAACTGGCGCAACAGGTTCAACTGGTGCCGCAGGTGCCGCCGCCACTATTGCCGTAGGTACGACAACTACTGGTAGCCCTGGAACACCCGCTACCGTAACTAATTCTGGAACATCCAGTGCCGCCACATTCAATTTCACTATTCCTGAAGGTGCTGGAGTTCCTACTGGCGGCACTAGTGGTCAAATTCTTACTAAAAACTCCAGCACAAACTACGACACAGTTTGGGCTGCTCCTGGAGCCGCCGCCTATACAACTGTCGTAAAGCAGTTGGTTCGTAACAGCACTGGCTCAACCATGACTAAAGGTCAGGTTGTTTATATCAGTGGTGCCGATGGCACACATGTACTTGTCTCTTTGTCGGATGCTGACACAGAAGCAACATCATCAAAAACTCTTGGTTTTCTAGACCAAAACCTTGCAAACAACGCTGACGGCTATGTAATCATTGAGGGCTTGCTAGACAATGTAGACACAGCAGCAGCCACAGCGGGACAGACTGTGTGGCTTTCTAGCACCGCTGGCGGGTATGTTTTTGGTGCACCTCCCGCAGAGCCAGCACACTCGGTTTACCTTGGTGTTGTCATGCGGGCAAATGCCAACAACGGTCAAATTGTTGTCAAGGTACAAAACGGTTACGAAATCAACGAATTGCACGATGTTTCAGCCGCATCGCCGTCAAACGGTGATTTGATTATTTACAACTCAACAACAGGCATGTGGACTAAAGCGGCACAGTCAGCACTGATTATTGGACCTAGTCAAGTAACTGGCACTGCAGTAGTCACGGCTGACAGCAGACTGTCGGATGCCCGCACACCTACGGCACATGCTTCGACACATGCATCGGCTGGGTCAGACCCTATAACTATTGCACAGTCGCAAGTAACAAATTTGACTACTGACCTTGACGTTATCCCTAAATCGTACAATTACTTGATAAATGGTGCATTTGATTTTTGGCAACGCGGAACATCATCAACAGCAAGTGGCGTATACCTTGCTGACAGGTGGTATCACAACAGGGCTGCAGGTACATCTACAGTTTCACAATCAACTGATGTGCCAGCAGAGTACATTGCTAAATATTCTTTATCGTTTGCATCTACAAGTGGCACTACTCCAGGAATTTACCAGTACATTGAGTCTAATAATTCAATTCAGTTTGCGGGTAAAGAAGTGACTATTTCAATATGGGCAAAGTCAACTGTGGGTACTGGTGGTCTTTCGTGGCAAAGTTCGTATCCGACAACAGTAGACAACTGGACTACACCAATTTCAGATAATTCTGGAGTTTTTGGTGCTTCAATGACAGTAGGAACATGGACACGTTATACCGCAAGTTTTACCACTAACGCATTGGCTACACGCGGTTACCGTTTTAGAATATACCGTAACGTCACAACCACCTCAACAACAACTCTTTATACTGGCGCACAGTTAGAACTTGGGGGTATTGCTACCCCGTTCCGTCGGAACGCGGCAAGTATTCAAGGAGAATTTGCCGCCTGTCAACGGTATTACGAAACTTACCCTGATGGTGTTATTGTTTCTGGTTACGCAAACGCAACTACCATCGGAAGGTTTATTCTCAACTATGCCGAAAAAAGAGTTGCGCCATCTTTTACTGCATCGGGCGGTGCTTCTACATTTGGAATTTCAAGAAGTGGAACTGACCCAGTTTTCTCATCTACCGCAGTGACTAGTGGTGGCATAAATAGAAAAGCCATGATTATTCTTGCCACAACAACTGGTCTAGCTGCTGGTACTGGTTTGTATCTTTACTCAATAGGCGTTGGAAACATTGCGCTTGATGCGGAACTTTAGGAGATAAAATGTATGAAGAAGTCACAGACGAAGACGGTTCAACCATAATCAAACACACCACAGAAGACGGTGAAATTTGGTGGATACCCGTCAACGAACAAAACCGAATGTACCAAGAATACCTAAACTGGAAAACTGCCGAGTAGTCTTCGTCAAAAATAAATTAGCCATGCTAAACTTCTAGCATGAACTTCAAATTTATCCTCAAGCGCCTCCTTCGCGTTGCCGCTTTTGCCCTTGGTGCAGGGCTTACAGGTCTTGGTGCTGGCTCAGTAATTGGCCTTGACCTTGTTCAAAGTGGCGCTTTTGGTGCCCTCATGGGGGTAATCGGTGTAATCGCCGCAACCTCATTTATCTTTGCTGGCAAGGGTCAGGTCTCCGACGAAGACTTTGATGCAACCATCAACTCTGCCATTGAGACCGTTCGCTCGAAAGAGAACAAGAAGTAATGGCTTTCATTCGCCCCACCAAGGCAAAGCCCATTTCAGACGACTTTCACGACCATGTTGCTCGTGGCTCAGTCAATCCTGGAACCGACTACGCCGTAAAAGCAGGAACTCCTGTTGTAGCAGTTGCTGACGGCACTGTCGTAGGCGTAACTACCTCGATTGCTGGTGCTGGTGGGCGCATGGTATGGCTCAACTGCGCTGATGGATACAACTTTGACTACTTGCACCTTTCCAAGGTCAATGTGGCAAAAGGCGCACAGGTCAAGCAAGGCGAAGTTTTGGGCTTGTCGGGCGGTTCTGGCAAAGGCTCCGAGCGCGGATACGGCGCACACCTCCACTTTGCAGCCCGAATTGGCGGTAAGCATGTTTCCCGCAAGGGCAACTTCGATTTTGAAGCCTTTATTCGTGGCGGAAAAGCCCCCGCTAAGCAGCCCGCTGGACACCCTACGCTCAAAGTAGGGTCTAACGGAGCCGCTGTCAAAGAACTACAGCAGAAACTCAAGATTACTGCCGATGGTATTTTTGGCAAAGGAACTGCAGCAGCAGTCAAAAAGTTCCAGAAAGCTCACGGCCTTGCTGCAGACGGCATTGTCGGACCTATGACCTGGAAGGCACTGGGCTAAGGTAAGTTAGTAGCATGGCTACTAAAAGACAGCCTTCGGCTGAGGAACTACTCCAGATTGCTCTATACGAGCTTGACCAGAGTATCCACAAGCCAAACATTCTCAACTATGGTGAGAAAGACTACCCCGAGCAACTACGATTCCATAAATCAGCTGCTCGTGGAAGGTTTGTTTCTGGTGGAAACCGAGGCGGAAAGACCGATGCTGAGGTTGTTGAGTCTATTTGGTGGGCAACCAACAGCCATCCGTACCTAAAACGCCCCGAAGAATGGGGTAACGGGCCTGTCAGCCTCCGCTTTGTCGTTGTAGACGTGGCTAAAGGCATTGAACAAATCATTTTGCCCAAGATGCAACGATGGATTCCCAAGTCCTACCTCAAAGAAGGTAGCTGGGATAGGAGCTGGGACAGCTCAAACTACATCCTGACCTTCGCCAACGGCTCCACGATTGACTTTGTGACCTGGGGAATGGACATGATGAAGCTTGGTGGAGTCCCCCGACACGGCATTTTCTTTGATGAGGAGCCCCCGCAGCACATTTTCAACGAATCTATGATGCGTCTCATTGACTACAACGGATTCTGGGTCATTGCAGCAACCCCGACAAAGGGTATGGGCTGGACATTCGACCTACTGTGGGAACCCGCCACTAACGACCCTGAGCTAGATATTGACACATTTACCCTGTCGGCTGAACAAAACCCTTACATCCAGGCAGACATGGATGATATGAACTTCTATATGCTGGGTATGGACAAGCAGGAACGGGAAATTCGTGAAAAAGGTTCGTTCGTTGCTCGCTCGGGTTTGGTATTTCCTAGTTTCAACACTGATTTTGAACGACATGTTGTGGACTTTAGTCCTGCCGATGTGCCTAAGCATTGGGCTATCTATGCGTCAGTAGACCACGGACTGAACAACCCGACTGCGTGGCTATGGCATGCGGTATCTCCGCAGGGCGATATTGTGACCTTTGCCGAGCATTACCAGACAAACATGATTGTGTCGGAGCATGCTGCTACTGTTCGCCAGCGTGAATTGTCTTGGGGTAAAGACCCTGAAAATGTAGAACGTATGGGCGACCCTGCAATGCGTCAGCGTAGCGGAATTACAGGCACTAGCATCCTGCAGGAGTACGCACTCAATGGGGTATACATCAATGTTGAAGGAATCCCCCACGATGTCATGGTCGGTATTGAGAAGATGCAGGGTTATTTCCGATTCCGCAACGATAGTCACTGGGGCAAAGAACGACCCAAATGGGTTATCTCACGAAACTGCGCCAATTTTCTACGCGAAATGAAGAAACTTCGCTGGGGAACTTACAGCTCAGACAAGACTGCGTATGAGATGAACAAGCAGGAAGTCGTCCACAAGAAGGATGACCACGCTTTTGACTCTGCGCGGTACTTTGCCACGACACGCCCTGACCTAACACCTATCAACATTGAAATACTCAAAGAACCTCCGACTACGCTAAGATATGAAGAGTTGCTTTTGCGGATGCAGAACGACCCCGAAGTCACCTTTGTGGAAAACCAAGATACAGATTGGGTTACAGTCAGTTCCTACGGTGACTACTACTAGGAGGAAAAATGACAAGTCGCTTCAGCGTAACGGATACTCCGATACTCAGTCCTGGGCATTGCTGGATTAGCAAGAACTCAGAAGGGCCTTTCATCGACACAGGTGTTGATGTTGGTCGCATGTTTATCGAACGTGGACGTATCTACATTTCAGTAGAAATTCTGCGTGAAATGGCGCGTGTCGCAGGTATTCTCGACGAAGGCAAGTCCGCCTCCGCCGAGCTGAAAGAACAAGAGTGGTTCAACAAAGGCTACTCCGAAGCACTCAAGGAGAACTATGGAGATTTACTTACTCGTCTTGCTGACCGTGTTGGTCCTAGCGTCTTGGACACTTTTGGTGTTACAGGAGTTGTTGAAGAGGAAGACAATGCAAGACCTTCAGGACAGTCACTCGAAGGAACTGAGGATGCTGGTGTCACTGAACGAAAAGTCGCAAGCACTGGTAGCCGCAAGCGACCCCCTCGCGTTTCAGCAAATACAGGCGATGAATCTTCCTACAGGTTATGATGGATACCAGGACTATGACCCTTCCGATGAGGGCGAAGCCCAGAGAATCCTTGACCGTAACCCTAATCTTGCCTCTGAAGGGGAAGTAAATGCCGAAGAACAAAGAGCCCTACTCACAGAGCTCACTGGAATCGACCCCGAACTCTACGGTAACTGAGCTTCCTGACAGCGGAATCAATCTTGAACAGTTCCGCGATAGCAAGGAAGCAGCTCAACTTGTAGCCTGGGTTCAGGAGCAGTGGGGCAAGGCTAAGCAGAACCGTAGCCAGAAGCAGATTCAGTGGTACCAGAACATGTCTATGTTCTATGGTCAGCAGTGGTCGGAACAGACTAAGAGCGCGTTCCCCAATGAGTTCCGCGACAAGATGTTTGTTCCTAAGAAGCCTTACTACCACCAGCGCAAGACGGTAAACCGTATTCGTTCCTATTCGCGTTGGGAACTGTCGAAGCTTCTGTCACAGACTCCTTCGGCTCGTGCCGTTCCTGCTTCGTCTGAGGACCAAGACCAGCGAGCAGCTTACGCTGCTGAACAGGCTTGGACTTCTATCAGCGAGGGCAAGAAGCTACGCGCACAATTTGGTCGCGCAATGTGGTGGATGGTGATGACGGGTAACGGATTCATCAAGACTCATTGGGACCAGCAGTGCATTGACCCTGTGTCAGGCCAGCCTGGAGACTTGAAGTTTGGTAACATCACTCCTTTTCACCTTTTTGTTCCCGACATCCGCGAACAGGACATGGAAGACCAGCCATTCGTTATCAACGCTTACACTAAGCCTGTCGAATGGTGCTACCACTACTTTGCTAACGAGCTCAAGGGCAAGACTCTTCAGCCCTCTGTCTCCAGTGCTAACCAAATCATTGATGAGGCATACCTCAACCTCGGTGCGGGACGCTCGCCTGACTCCGTAATTGTGTACGAAACGTGGGTAAAACCTGGTGCTACCAAGTTGCTACCACAGGGCGGTGTCATCATCAGTGTTGACAACATCCTCATCAACGTGTACCGTGACGGACTTCCCTACAACCACAAGCAGTACCCCTTCACCAAGTTTGAGCACGTCCCCACCAGCACGTTCTACGCAGACTCACCCATCGTTGACCTTGTAGAACTTCAGCGTGACTACAACCAGCTCCGTTCGGAAATCTCCGAAGCTGGTCGACGCATGGCAAAGCCGCAACTTATTGCACCTGTCGGCTCCATTGTCCCGTCCAAGATTACAAACGAACCTGGTCTGGTAATTCAGTACAAGCCTGGTATGGCACCGCCTCAGCCACTTCCGATGAACCCGCTGCCCCAGTACTACCTCGACCAGCAAGACCGCATCCTGAACGACTGGGTTGACATTTCAGGTGAGCGTGAAGTGTCCCGAGGTAGCACACCTCCTGGTGTTACCTCGGGTACAGCTATCAATTACTTGCAAGAAGCAAGTAACCAGTACCTGACCCCTCAGTACCAAAGCATTGAGCTTGGCTACGAAAGAATTGCTGCCCAGACTATTGGTCTATTCCAGCAGTATGTAGACATGCCTCGAAAGATTCGCACGATTGGTGCTGACGGTGCATTTGACACCATGATGCTTCAGGGTGCTGATATCACTAACGGTACTGACATTCGTGTTGAGCCTGGCTCCAGCATTGCCAAGTCAAAGGCAGCTCAAGAAGCCCGTGTCATGGATATGTTTGCTGTTGGAATCATTGACCAAAACCAAGCAAAGACTCTGCTCGAAATGGGCGGAACTCAGAAGGTTATGGACACTCTCAACACGGCAGAGCGTAAGGCTCAGCGTGAGAACATCAAGATGAAGATGCTCCAGCCCCAAGAAGTTGAGCAAGCACGACAGATGCAGATTCAGCAGATTCTCGAACAACTTGACCCTGCCATTATTGAGGACCCTCAAGTTCAGCAAGAAATTGCTAATGTTCCTGCTCCGCTTATTGTCACTGTCGATGACTTTGATATGCACGATGTTCACATCGAGACGCACAACCGTTTCCGTATGTCTCAGGAATATGAACTTCTGCCCAAGGAAATCAAAGAACAATTTGAACTTCACGTCTCTACTCACGAACAGTACAAACAACAAGCCGCCCTCATGGGGTTCCTTGACATGATTCCTTCAGATGGAAGCCAGGGTTTGCCTGAAGACCCCACCCAGCAGGACATGAGTGTCGAGGTAGCAGGACCTCCTGACATGGGCGCGGGCGCTCAAATGTCCGCTAATGGCGCAGTTCCCGACGTAACGGCCTAACACTGTTAGACTAATTTTGCGTGTGAATAACATTTCACATGAAAATCAGTTACAATTACAACAGCTAGGGCCTCGCAAGAGGTACGGCGTTAGGAGTACAAGTGGACGACCTTACTGGTACAGATTCAGTGGATATCTCGGCAGAGATTCCTACAACGGATTCAGGGCCTGTAGACGGCGGGACCTCCGCCACAGATAGTGGAGCTGGAGGGAACCCTGCGTGGGAGTCTCTTCGTACAAAGCTCGACCCCATCAGCTTCAAAGCTATTGAAGATGACCTCAAGGGCTGGGACAAGAGTGCGGAAACCCGTATCTCTACTCTCAACAGCCAACTCAAGAACTACTCCGAGTTGGGTGATGCAGACCAGTTGCGACAGTATGCTCAGATTGCTCAGCAGATTGACGCTAACCCCGAGGCTATTTACGAAGCTTTAGGCAATTTCTTGCAGCAAAACGGACGACTTCCTGAATCTAAAAAAGAGATGGAAGATGCCCTCGATGATGTTGAGGAAGATGGTCAGGAGCTCCGTGACCCGCGTTACGACGAACTTGCGCAGCAACAGGAACAGATGCGTCTTTTCCTGGAAGAGCAAGAGAATACTCGTGTCGCACAGGAAGCGGACAAAGCTCTTGAACAGGAAATCGGGCAACTCCAGCAAAAGTTTCCTGACTTTTCGGAAGACGACGTTCAAGAAGTTCTAATGCGAGCAGCATTTGACTTGTCGAATGGCGACAACCGTAGTCTTGAACAAATTGCCCAGGAGTACATCGAAAAGACCGTCAACCGTATTCGCGCCGTGCCGCGACCTGGTGATGCGGCCCCTCGACTTCTTCCGACTTCTGGTGGTGTTCCCACTGGAAACGGGCAGGGAACTCCCCTTGGGAAGATGTCGCGTGGAGATGTGCAATCGTTGATTGCAGCTTCTCTACAACAGGGTGTCTAATCACCACTAAACCAAGAAAGAAGGTGGCCTAGTGCCAACCAACCTCTCGACCATTGAGTCGTACATGAAGGAGGTGTACCAGGGACGCATCCGTGAGCAGTTGAACGACGAAATTGTCGCACTCAAGCGCATCACGCGAAGTGGCTCAGGTGTCACCAACGAAACTGGCGGAAAGTATGTTACTTTCCCCATCCACACCAAGCGCAACGCAGGTATCGGTTCGCGCCTCGAATCTGAGGCTCTCCCGACTCCTGGTCAGCAGGGTCACGCAGCAGCTCGTGTTGGGCTGAAGTATGGCTACGGTGGAGTCCAGCTCACTGGACAGGCAATCTCGCTCTCGTCAACCGATGCAAAGGCTTTCGCCCGCGCACTGGACAACGAAGTTGAGGGCCTCAAGAACGATGTCAAGAAGGACATGAACCGTCAGGTTTATGGTTCGGGCAACGGAGCTATCGGCGTGGTCAAGACCACCTCGACTACCGTAAACATCGTTCCCGTCACCGATGCTCGTTTGTTCCAGATTGGTGCTGTCGTCGACGTTATTACGTTGCCCTCGACAGTTGCAATCTCGGCTCGTACCGTTACGGCAGTCTCGCTTGCCTCTGGCGCAAACACTGTTACCCTCTCGGGTGCAGCGTTCAACGTCACCGCAGCTCAGATTCTCGTTCGCACGGGCTCTGGCCCCGCTGCTGGTGGAAACCGTGAACTCACGGGTCTCGCCGCAATCGTTTCAAACACGGGAACGCTCTACAACGTCGACCCCTCGACGGAACCTGAGTGGACTTCCGAAGTTGACTCGAACAGCGGAACTGGACGCGCTCTCTCCGAGTCGCTGATGATAAAGATGGTTGACCGTATCCGCACACGCGGTGGCTCAACTACTCTCATCCTTCAGTCGCTCGGTGTTCGCCGCGCCTACTTCAACCTCCTGTCGCAGTACCGCCAGACGGTAAACACGCAGGACTTCACTGGTGGGTTCTCAGGACTCGCGTTCACGACTGACCGTGGAGAAATCCCTGTTATCGCGGATGTCGACGCTCCTTTGGGAACGCAGTACTTCATCAACGAAGACACCATGACCTACTACCGCGATGAGGACTGGCACTGGCTTGACCGTGACGGTTCGATGTGGAAGCAGGTTCGTGATGCTAACGGAGACTACGACGCTTACTACTGCCGACTCGTTGAGTACCACGAGCTTGGCTGTGACCGTCGTAACTCGAACGGTGTCATCCAGGACATCACCGAGGCGTAAGCCTTAGAGGGTGGGGTCAGTCGGTAACGGCTGACCCCATTCTCATGTCTGAAAGGGTAAACTCTTACTATGAGCGATATTTCTATGACTACGGCCCTCACCAATGACCCGCAGGTATGGAACTCCAACCACGGGCAATTCATCAATGAGAATCACCGACGTTTTGCAGAGGTTCTTGCCGATTTCAAGCCAACCTACTCATTGGTGTTTATCCCCGAAGTAGACCGCACATCTCCCGAAGAGCACTCCAAGCCTTTTGCTATTCTCGACAGCCCCGATGGGGTTCCGCCGTACATCGTCCGCTACCTCACACCTAAAGAAATGGACGCCCCAGAGAAGATTCTGTCGTGGCTGTTTATGGGAGATACCGTTCGCCACGGAGCCGACAACGTATTCAAACGTATTCAGGCTGAGGAAGATGCCAAAAAGCTTATGGAGATGAAAAACCGTGAGGACGAACTTGAAGACATGGCTGAATTTGCCGAGTTCATGCTTTCAGGCGGCAACAACAAACTTCACACCTACAAACACGGCGGAAAGACATTTGAACGATGAGCTATAGCAATCCCACAAAAACAGTCGCTGACGTGGCAAACACAGTCAAGCGTCTATTTGGTGACGAGTCTGGTGTCCAACTTGTAGACAACGACATCATTGGTTGGACTAACGAGGCACAGCAAGCCATTGCTGATAGCACTAAGGTGCTCAAAGCAAAAGCTACTAAGCCCTTGGTAAACGGTACTAACACTTACTCTCTTACCGCCATCAGCCCAAAAATTGACCAGATTGAAAGCCTCCTTGTTGATGGTCGCCGCGTTGGTAACATGTCAACCGCACAGGCTGAAGAAACCATTTCAACTAGCGACCCACTAGCCGAGGAAGACGGATTCCCCGCTTTTTGGTACGAGTGGGCTGGCGAAATTACTTTCTGGCCCAAGCCAAACCTTGATGGCGAAATTCTTATTCGCTACACAGCAATGCCTGACTTGCTCACGACACTTGGAAACACCTTGGCGCTTCCTGACGAGTTCTTCTCAGATGTTGTCAACTTTGTTCTTCGTCGCGCATACGAAATGGATGAGAACGAATCCATGATGAACTACAAGCGTCAAGAGTTTGAAAGCTCAATGCTGGGGCTTACTGACGAGGAACGTCAAGCTCAGAACATGACCTACGAAACCATCACCGTTTACGACAACAGGTGGTATTGATTTGAGTGGTCAGCAGATTCCTATTGGCCCCTTTACTGGTGGGCTCAATACCTTCAGCGACCCTGCATCTGTTTCATCAAACGAACTTGTCGTAGCCCAAAACGTAGAACTTGACCTTGATGGTTCCATCAAATCGCGTCCACCGTTTGTAGATACTACAGTTACGCTGACTCTTGGCGCTACAGGCAACATTGTTCTACTTGGCTACTACTACGACACTGCTGGCTCACCGTTCCTATTAGCCACTAATGGCCTCAATAACACTTATTTCTTTACTGGGTCGGCTTGGGTAAGTGTTTTTGACCCTGCGGCAGGGCATACTGCTTTTGCAGCCACAGCGTTTACTCAATACAACGGACGTGCCTACCTACTTGCTCCCGAGGGCGGTGCTGGCTCTAGCGGTTACTGGATTTCTGGCGGAACCTACGGAACCTTTACTGCCGAAACCAATATGCCCAAGGGCAACATTCTTGTCAACTACAAAGACCGACTGTGGGTATCGGGATTTGCCAGCGAGCCTACCAAAATTAGGTACTCAAATATCCTTGGAGACCCAGCAGGTTTTTGGGTTGCCACCCCAGACTTTGTTGACATCGGTTTTGGTGACGGTCAAGAAATTGTGCAAGTTCTTGTGTACTACAACACAATTATGGTGTTCCGTAGCCGAAGCATTTGGAGCTATACCTACAGCGATGACCCCGCTACAGGTACCGTGTCCCAGGTCGTTGGTAGCATTGGCCTTTCATCTAAAGAAGCCGTTGTGGTCTTTGAAAGCTACATCTACTTTATGTACGATGACCGTGCCTACGAGTTCACTAACGGACGCGCCGCCCAGTTGAACCTCAAAGTACCGTTTGAGGCTGGCAGTCAAGCAGGAATCTACATGCCTTTTGTCGTGTCAGAGTTCAATCGACGCATTATCTTCTCTTACTACGACACAATGTTTGTGTACAACCTAATTACCCGTACTTGGACATCGTGGAACAGCACCGTATACGGGTCTATTGGCAAGATTATGAAGCGTGAGAGTGAGGACATTGACACCTTTGCTTACGTCCACAGTTCTACAGCAGTTACTGGAGCCACCCGCCTAGCTAAAACACTTACTATTTCCGATGTTATTAGCGCCAGCGGCGAAGCAATGGTCTGCACTATGCAGACTAAAGACCTTGACTACAGCGCCACAGCCAAATTCAAGCGCTTGTTCTGGTGGGGTGTCGATGGCCTATTCCGAGGAACACTGACTGCAACGGCTTTCCCTATCTCCTTTAGTTCTCAAATCAACTGGAGTGTAGTACGAGCAACCACTTGGGGCAACATACGCAACTTTACTTGGAGCCAGCCGCAGACACCTCAAGCATCTGTCGAAACTGTCCGCACGACAGCAGGTACTACTCCTGGTCGTCGACTCATCAAGTTCCTCAAGAGTCTGCGATTCCGCCAAATCAACTTCAAGATTTCGGTTTCAATGGACGGAACATTGTCCACAGCTCCTATGCGTATCTACTCGCTAATTACCTATGTCGATGCTAAAGAAACCGTATCGAAAGCTATCAACTAAGCTAATAGATAGTTTAGAATATAAATATGAATCCGATTCGCAATAGTTTCCAAAAACCCGCTGTGGGTGGTGGAGGATTCAACAAGTACGCCGCTGGTAGCAAGCACTATGGTTCAGGCCGTTCGATGCCTACTACTGGTAAGATTGCCAATAAGTACGGCTACGCTGAGCGTGATGCAAAAGCGAAAGCTCGCCGTGAAGCCCTACAACGAAGGATGGGAAAGTAATGTCCAAAATGAGTAACGACCCTATGTTTGGTCGCCCCGTAAAGCCTGGTCAGAACAAGCCGTTCAAGCCCACTACTGGTGGCCCAATGCCAAAGTTTCAAATGCCTGGTAGCGATACGCAAAAGCCTGGTGGCATGGGCAACGATATGCGTAAGCCTGGCGGCATGGACAAAAACATGGCCCGCAAGCAAGCAATCCAAAAGCGATTCCTGAATAAGTAATCATGGCTAAGGCTAAGGAAGACGACGCAACGATTCTCGCTGCCGACACTGATTTTCAGCGTCAGCAAGCGGCTATCCAACGTGCCTTAGCCCAGTATCGTTCAGGCCAAACTGCACAAGCAGGAGCCCGACAACTTGACCTGTCGAACGCTTACAACACGCTTGGCTACAACCCAGACGCAAACTCGTTTGATGTTTTTGATAAGCAACGTGGCTATGCTCAGGCAACAAACGCTGCTCGACAGAACTTTGCTGGACGTGGCATGTTGCGCTCATCTGGCTATGGTGCTGCTCGTGCTGGTGTTGGTAAGCAGTTTGAGGAGCAAGCGTCTAACTTGAGGACTGGTCAGCAGCAGTTTGAGACTGGGCAGACTTCTGATTTGCAGTCTTTTGAGGCGGACCAGGCAGATACTCTCGCGGCGGCTCGTGAGGCCGCATTACGTCGTAGGCAAGATGCCTTACGAGCAGGAATGTTCTAGGAGACATCATGGCTACATTTATGGATTTTATCAATGCTCCTGCTAAGGGCTTGCGTGACCTTATTCGCCCTGTCGCTCCTTGGGCAGTAACGCCATTACAAAACCCTTTTGAAGGTATGGGAGGCTCTGGAGCGCCAAGACCGCTTATGCCTAAAATTACAAGTCGTTTTCAGGGTTTTCCTGGAACAACTGGTGCTCCTATTGGCGAACCAACTACTTTCTCCGATGCTGCCCGTAGTCGTGCATCTGTGCGGGGCAGGATTCCGACTAGGACGACAGCGTTTACTCCAGAACCCCCTGTCGTCAAAGACGCTGCATATTACATGAACTTGGCTACGCAGCAACTTCCTGGAATTGATTTTTCAGGCCTCCAAGCCCGCGCCAAGACCTCTGTGTCGGATACTGATGCCCGTGTCAAGGCTATGTATCGCGCAATGCGCGACATTCAGGCTGAAGAAGCAGCCACCCGTGAAGGCTCGCGCACCGCAGCTGGAGAATCTATTGCCACTTCAGCCACTCAAGCAGCATCAGATATTCAACAGGGATACGACAACGCCATTAGCTCGCTTGCCGATGAAATGGCGGCGCTTGGACTCGGTGAAACTCTTGCTCAAGAACCTGCTCAGCGTGTAGCAGCCGAATCTGGTCGTAATCAGGCTATTTCTCGCCAGTTGGGACAGATTTCGGGCAACCTCAACACCGAACTTGGTCAAGGCGAATCTGCTTTCAACCAACAGACCCGTGACATTACAGGTCTTGAGGGCGTTGATTTCCGTAGCCAGTTGCAAAGTGATTTGCTCAATCAACTTGCACAACTTGACATGGCTCAGCAACAGCAGAATCAGCAACTTCCTATGCAGCGTATGAACTATGCTCAGGGCTTGCGTGGTTATGACCAGAGCTTTGAACCCCAACAGATGTCGGTTTCTGAGACGATTGCTATGCAGGAATATACTCGCGGTTTGACGCAAGACGCGCAGCGTTTTTGGCAAGAACAATACAAAATTGAAAGAAGTAATAACGCAAGTCCTGAAGAAGCAGCCCAACGCGCTAACGATGCCGCTACGCAACTAGGACTTATGTAGCAGTTTCAATGTAGTATTGATATATGGCCTCTCAGCAACCTGCTCCCAATCAGGCTGTACTTGATTTCCTAGCTCAAAATAAGAAGCTTGGGTCTGGTCTGAAGCCAGTTGATTTGCGCTCTAAAGATGCCAGTGTCTACAGTCCTAACAAAGACCAAGACGCATCAAGCCAAGACTTTTTGTCGTGGCTTATTGACATTGCCTCACGTCCCCTATTTGCAGTAACCGAAACAGCCAGCTCAGTAATTGATGCCGCTGACCCACAAAGCAGCATGAATCTTTTGGAACGAGCAGGTCATGTGGCTTCTGCTCCGCTTCGTGGATTTTTCTCTACAAACGCTGCCGACAAAATCTACACAGGCGAGCTCATTGAAAAGGGTACCGACGTTGTTGGCAAAAACACCAACCCTAACTACAAAGATGTACAGGACAACGTAGACCCTGTAACCAAGGGTGTACTTGGTTTTGCTGGAGATGTTGGTCTTGACTTCACTACTTATCTTGGACTTGGGCTTTACACAAAACTAGGTAAGAAGGTTGCCGAATCTGCTGCGGGTAAGGCTACATCTAATGCAACTAAAGCATTGGTTGAATCCTCCCCATTGCTTACTAACGCAGCTAAAGCTACAAGTCGTGCAGCCCAAAAAATTTCTAAGCGTATGCGTAAAGCTGACGATATTAGTGACCCCACCGATTTGGCAGACACTACTCAAGCAGCTAACGCTGAAGTTTTGGTCAATGATGTTATTGAAGAGTCTGCGGCTAAGGGCACACCTGCCGCAACTCCTGAGCCGACACCTGCCCCTAAGCGCCTAACAGTTCGTCAGCAAAAACTTGCAGATGAAAAAGCGGCTCAAGCCGTTCAAGTTGAAAAGTTTTCTGACAAATTTGCAGGTGCTCCGTTGCGAGCTGTCATCAATGCTGTTCGTACTGTTGGCGGTAAGAAAGCACTGAGCGAGCAAATCAAAGATTTGAAAGTTCCTAAGAATTACAACGAGCAGGGATACATCATTGATGAGGTTCCGCGCTCGTTTGAAGATTTCTCTAAGACCATTTTTGACTGGGCAAAGAAACAAGACGGGCCTGTCGAAACAACTTTCCGTATGGAAGTATCCAAAATAAAGGGAGAGGGTACCACTGTTGTCGGGGCTCCTATTGATGTCAAAGCACTTGCCCTTCGTGCTGAAGAAGCCCTCAAGAAAAAGCCAGGCAAGGCAGTAAGCGCCGAGGCAAAAGCAAGCCTTCAAGAAATGAAGTCTATGCGTGATGAACTTGCTCAGCAACTGGACGAGATGGACTACCTTCCTGGCATTGACGAGAACGACCCAAAGATTCTTTCTCTTCAATCAACCATAGCTAGTGCAGATGCCGCCATTGCCGAGAAAACTCGTAGCCTAGCTAGTGCAAGTGCTACTGATAGCGCCGAGTACAAAGTTATTCTTGAAGACCTCCAAGACCTCTACAAGAAATACACGGATGCTTTCAACTCCAAAGTAATGGGTGACGACAAAGCAGTAACAATTCTTGGTGACATAATTTCTGTAAACAGGGAAACAAAAGTTACCACAGCCTTGGGCAACTTACAGCTTTCTTATGCTTTTGCCCGTGCTACAGCAGAAGCATTGTTTGGCAAAGACCTCACTAACAGTCTGCGTAACCTGAATCCCGATGCGTTTGATAGCGCTCTTGATAACTTCCTTGGCATCCTAGACAAGGATGGCCTTATTGATGACGCTATTGCTACGGGCAGCAAAACTCTTGATGACCAGCGGGCGCGGCTAGTCAAATTTATTGAACGTGTTGGGGTTGACTACGAATCATTCCGTCGTTTGCAAGATGCCGCTGGCGTTCGAGCCCAAGTTAGCCCCAACACAGCAGCCACTACTGTCGAGGAAGCACTAAACGATTTCTTAGAGCCAACAGAGGCCTTGGCAATAAATTATGGGCTGAAAAGTGCCAAGATTGATGTCAAAGAAGTTGTGAACATTGTCAAACAGGCAATCATTGAGGTTTTTGGAAAAGACCTTGACATGAAAAAACTGGGAGAACTGTACAAATTTCTTTCAGGTAATGGTGTTCTACAGACAAGTGACGATTTTGGTATCGGTGTAGCGCGAGACCTAAGCCGTGCTAACACTTTCTTTCAATACGACTTGTACAAAGCAGTCAACGAACGAGTGTTTGCAAAACTATTTGGTGATGGCAAACTTCAAGGACTTACGCTCAACACAAATCGTTACCAAATTGGTAAGGGAGCTATGGAACTAGCGGAAGATTTCTTCCGACACCACGGCTTCAACCTACATATCGATAACCCTCTCGGTGGTGAGCGCTTTATGCTCAGCATTACCGATATCTTTGAAACTTTATACGAAAAAATTGGCTCTAAGAATTACCACGCCCTTACTGCAGCCTTCTTCAATGCCTCAAAACCTGGTAAAGGAGTCAAAGGTACTGGTTCCGCAATTACCAAATTCCTTGACGCTACTGCTGTAGCACTTGCTGGCGGAGACCGTGCGGCTGTTCGCAAAATGCTTACAGGAACTACCCATAGAAATAAAGCAAAGCTTGAAAGTGCCGAAGCAGCAAAGCGTAGAGCCGCAATCGAAGCCGAAAACCCTGGATACGGCGGCACTACAAAAGTCCCTAACTTTCTGTCGGAGGGTCAAGCTACTGGTGTTTATGGAAATGTTCCTAGAGGTGACAAGACTTCTGTCGAGGGAGCGTTGCTTCAGCAAAAAAGTGGTAGCACTTCTAAGTACATTGTCTACAAGGCAGACGACCTTGCAGACATTCTGACTGATGCCATTATGTCCCATGTGGACGACTTAGAATTACTGGCTAAGAGTAACCTTGATAACATTGTCACCACAGCAAAGGCGGATGCTTTTGCTGTAGCCACTAGGACAATCAATAACGTCGTCAAGAAATTCAGAAGCGAAGTACAGGTAGCAGATGGAATCCTCGAAGTTGCAAACCTGAAAAACGCTGTTATTGAAAACTCAGTCAAGGTTGGAGCATCGGCTACTGCCCACGCAGTAGCAGACGTAATTGTCGAAAGCGCTGTTGGCGACATTCCTCAAAAACTGGCTAAGAATCAGGTCAAGCGTAGGGATGTAGCTAAGGCTTCTGTTGTAGCTAAGACTCCTGCTGAGAAGGCTGCGGCTAGAAAAGCTCAGTCAAAACTCAACCAAGAGTCTTACGAAATTGGGCAAGAGTTTGCCGATAAGAATTTTGATGAGGTAGTTGAGGCGGCCCGTAACGGCGAATTACCTCCGCAAGCGGCAAATGAGGTATTTGAGGAACTCAATCAAAGTAGTTATCAAAGAATGGTGTCTAACATCGGGGCGGGTATCCGAGGCACTATTGCTACTATGTTCCCCTCTTTGCACAAAGCTTTTGTCGGTAGCCACGGCATGATAAATGAAAAGATTGATGCGTGGGAGATTCTTCGAGGCGTAGATAACGTGGCAAAAGTTCTTTTAGGTCAGCGCACTCAACAATACAAAAAACTTGCAGCTACTTACGGAAAACCGTTAGACGGCAAGGGGACCAGCGCCCTTCAGCAAGCTTTTATGATTCTTCAAAAAGAAGATGCAAGGAGCGCCAACCCTGAAATTGCAGCAGCTTTCAAGGAGCTGTCTAAGGTAGTAAACACTTTATTTGATACCACTAATAAATCAGATACTGCAATGTTGAATACTCCTCTTATGCGTAACAGCCCCACAGGACTTGAGATGGTAAACAAAACCCTCAAAGACTTCAACGTACTTACACCTAACGGTGGGTTCAAGACTAAAGAGGCCAAGGAATTTGTTGGCTCGGGAATGGATTTCTTTGATATTCAAAAAGCTGTTGACGAGCAACGACAAATGGCAAAAATTGGGAAAAAAGAAGACCTCCTAACTACTGCTATGAGGCAATGGCGAGATTGGCCTGTTGATGATGTCGCAGACTTTCTTACCAAAATTGACGCAGCAATGCTTAGATTAGCTACAGATGTTGGCGTTATTGGAAGTTTTCAAAAAACAGTTGATGCTGCGGGTCTTACGTCTAAATTGGCAGCCGAAGGATTTATCAAACTTGACTTAGAAAAACTTGGTCGTTACGACAAGCTAATTGATAACACTCTGTATTACGACAAAGAAGTAGCTGACGTACTGTACCGCATGGATGAGCTTGGATTGTTCTCTAACAAAATTACTGGGGACATGGCAAAGGTCATGGAAGTGTACGACCAGACTCTTCAGTTTTGGAAATACAGCATAACTCAGTTGCGCCCTGGGCACCACCCTCGAAATGCAGCAGGAAACTTTAGCGCTCAAGGTATTGCTGAAGGTCCTAGATACATGGCTAAAGCAACTATTGACGCGGCTAAGGCGCTACACCTTTTTGGAAACATTACTGACGTAGATATGGTTCGTTACCTAAACAAGGCGGGTCAGCCCGTACTTCCTCGTGCTGGTGAAGTATTCTCTAGGGGCAAGTATGGCGACATAACTCGTGAGACTTCTGTAGATGTTTACCACCAACTTGGTATGCGACGAATTGGCAAAGTAGCTGAAGGTATTTGGGAAGATGAAGAAGGAGCTTTAGCTGGCTACGGAAAGTTTATTCAAAAAGCATCCTTACGAGATACTGTCGTTGGTGATATTGCTACTCAAGCATCGGAATTTGTCGATAACATTGGGCGCTTGTCTCACTTCCTTCAGATTATCCACAAAGAGCAAAACGCCAAGTCACTTCGTTTTTACAAAATAGTCAAGGGTAAAAAAGTTCCTGACATAGACGGTCTGTACAAATACGCGGCTAAGCGGGTACAGAAGTTTCACCCTGACTCTAGTACCTTGAGTAATTTTGAGCGAAAGTACATGACTCGTACTATCCCGTTTTACCAATGGACTCGTGGGGCAATACCCGCATTACTAGAAGCTGCTGCCATGAATCCTGGGCGAGTACTTGCTATAAATAAAGCAAGCTATAACCTAGCTGTCGCTATGGGGGTAAACCCCGATTCTTTGTCGGACCCATTCCCCGAAGACCAGATGTTTCCCAGTTTTCTCACTGAAAAAATACAAGGACCTCAATTCAAAATTGGCGGTAAGTATTACAGTGTCAGCCCTGGCTTTATCTCATGGGATATTCCCAACACATTTGGTGCTGACCCGTTCCGAGGTGCGTTGGGAATGTCAAGCCCCATTATTCGTATGCCTTTGGAACTTTTGACGGGAACTTCGCTAGGTACTGGGGCAAAGATTCGTGACTTCTCAGATTACATTGACTCTAGTATTCCTGGAATCAACTACGCAGCAACTATTTCTGGGTATAGCCCGACAGGTTCCATTGCTTCTGCCTTGCAGGGAATGGGCTTAGACCCGATGTACCAAGTGTCTGCGGGCAACCGAACAGGGATATCTTCTGGGCTTTCTTTTGCCAACTACCTTACTGGTTTAGGAATTTCAGAGTACAGTAAACCTAACTACGTCAACTACGCTGAGATTGAAAAGCGAAACCGAGAGGCTGTGAGTACAAGAAGTGGTTACTAATCTTCAAGATGAGGCTAACCAGTTTGTCGCAGGACAGACTGCTAGATATCAAACTCCCCCTGTCACTGGGGGCAGTTCTACTTCCTTTGCGCCCACATCGCTTCTTCCTGGTAGCCGTTCTGTCGGACTACAGGACACTGGTGCTAGTGCTGGCGGTGCTGGTTCTTACTGGGCTCGTCGCGGACTTGACACCGTAAAGTCTGACGTTGACCGAATCAACTCAGAGTTCAATGCTCGCCTTGCCTCATTCCAAGCGGACAACGCAGCTCAAGCAAACCAACTCAACACAAATGGTGGCTTGGGTAACGTAAATTACGGGGATATCAATGCTGCAGGTAGGGCGTGGAAAGCAGACGGTACGCTATCCGATAGCCGTAACTCTCTTCTAGCAAATGCTTCTTCCTACATTGGCAGTAAGTATGTTCTTGGTGGGACTACCAAGCAAGGTATCGACTGCTCTGGCCTAGTCATGTCTGTGTACAACAAACTTGGTTTCAAAGTTTCCCAACACGACGCTACTTGGCAGGGAAAAAACATTCCTGGTGTTCGCACCTCGGTAAAGAACCTGCGACCTGGAGACATCGTGGCCTGGAAAGATGGCAGCCACATTGCTATCTACGCAGGTAACGGAGAAATTATCGAAGCCGCAAACACCCGTGTGGGTACTGTGCGCCGTAAGTTGTGGGCAAGTGCCAACGATGTTGTTGGTATTGCTGTCCGACTTCCTGGAG